AACAAGCACATGAAATCTTTGAGGGATAAGTTGCAACCGAAGGCAATGGATAATATTGTTTTTCGTCAGATAGTTGAAACGTACGCGAGGGTGTGTACTGATGAAGAGGCGGTTGATAAATACATCCAAGAAAATGGGTACACTTACAACGATGGTGTTTCGGGCGTGATCAAGAAAAGCCACGAAGCTGTATTGCAAAGTGACATCCGGCGGTTGAAACTTCAGTACATGAAAGAGATATTTAAATTCAAATTCGACGGGGCTGGCGAGAGCAATCTGAAGGCGTTGATAGATTAAAAAAGAACAGCGATGAAAGCACCAGCATGGGTGAAACGAGTTGAGGAAGCTACGGCACCAGCGAATAAGGAGAAGTACTTTTTTGATTGGAAGGAAGGCGTGAGGCGTGTGAATTTCATCGAGGGTGTTTGTCGTTATCCAGAAGGGAGCAAGGCGGGGCAACTCATACAGCTTGAAGATTGGCAGAAAGAACAAATCATTTACCCCACTTTCGGGTGGAAAAAGAAAAGCGACGGGCTGAGAAGGTTTCGGAAGGTGTTCATTTTCATTCCTCGTAAGAATGCGAAGACGACATTGATCGCTTGCGTAGGTCTTTCGGTGCTGTTTCAGGACAAAGAGGCGGGCGCACAGATGTTTTGCCTCGGTAGTGTGAAGGAACAGAGCGCGATTATCTACCGAATCATGCGCCAAATGATTGAAGCACAGCCAGAATTATTGGAAATGCTCAACGTAAAGGCCAGTGAGTTCCAATACCCAGACACGAATAGCTTCGTGAAGGTGCTGGCTAACTCACCCGGCAAGCATGGATTGAACGCTCACGCGGTATTTGTTGACGAGCTGCACGAATTTTTGTTGCCTCGACACGTCGAAGCCTACGAGGCAATTGTAACTTCCATGATTTCGAGAAGCCAACCGATTGAATTCTTAATGACGACGGCGGGGTATGATACAAATTCGATTTGCTACGATGAGTATTTATTCGCAAAGGATTTGATTAGCGGCAAAATAGTTGATGATACTTATTTGCCTTTGGTGTTTGAGGCTGGTCACAATGCTGATTGGCATGATAAAGATGTCTGGCAAAGGGCAAACCCGGGGCTGGGCGGCATCATTCCGCGCGAAAACTTCGAGCATGAGTATGAAAAAGCTTGCCAAAGGCCTTCTACCATCAACACATTCAAGCGTTTACACCTCAATATGTGGGCCAATGCGCTCGAAAGTTGGATTGTGGACCGCGTATGGATGGAGGCAAAGAGTGATTTTGTGCCTGAAGACGTGGCACATTTGCCTTGTTGGTGCGGTTTGGACCTTGCTAGTGTGCATGATTTGAACGCCTTCGCCACGTTGTGGGTTGATATTCCTAATTGGAAGTTCTATTTGAAGGTTCACCACTTCGTTAATGAAGAGAAAGCACGTAGCCACACGGCTGGGCGTGGCGTTGACTACTTGAGTTTCGAGGATGAAGGTAGCTGCACGTTGACTGAAGGGAATGTGACTGATCACAAATCAATTGAGAAGCACATAATGAAATTCAGCGAAACGAATGACATTCGCACGGTTGCTTATGACAGGGCGCATAGCACGTACATCGTTAGCGGTCTAATTGAGAAGGACATCCAATGCGAAGAGTTTGCACAATCGGCTATGCACATGAGCTACCCCACAAAGCAATTCGAGATTGAGATTAATAACGGGAACATGGTCCATGATGGATCCGACTGCATGAGATGGGAAATGGGTTGCGTTGTGATCAAGCGTTACGAAGATGAGAACATCAAGATAACCAAGAAGATGGGCGACCAGTCAAAAAAGGTTGATGGCCCTGTAGCTGCTGTAATGGCATTCGGGCAATTTGTACGTGAGCATGGAGAGCGCGAGGTTGAACCATCGTTCACGGTTATAGGATTGGATTAATTTCCCGCGTGCCTACGTCGATGGTTTAAATAATTTTACTACATTTGTGACGAGAGTGAATTTCATCGGTTCATGTTTTGTTTTTAATTTCCAAGCCTCCTTTAGTCGGGAGGCTTGTTTTTTTTGTTTATATTTGCAACTATGGGAGTACGTAGCACTGTTTCTGGTTGGTTTTCAAATACGCGTGAGGTGTATGTTGGAAAAGCTGACGGGAATTGGGCCGAAAGGTTGCTCCCTCAGATGTCCGCTACAGGCGTGACCATCACCCCACAAGTGGCAATTGGAGTTAGCACCGTTTATGCGTGCATTCAGAAGATAGCTACCACCCTTGCACAACTTCCTATTGAATTATACGACGGTTCTGGCGGGTCTTTTGACCTTATCCAAGACAACCGCACGTATTTGTGGAACGTTTCACCAGACGAAAACCAAACGGCCTTTCGATTTAGGGAAACGCTTTACGCACTCATGTTGCTTTTCGGCTGTGGGTATGCGGAAATAATCAGAGACAGACGAACGGGCGACGCCATAAAGCTGTGTTACCTTCAGAAAAGTAAATTAAAAGAGCTGAGAGATGCGGAAGACAACGTTGTTTGGGAGTATAAAACGAAAAATGGCTACCGCCTCATCAATGGTCGCGACGTTCTTCGCTTTGAGTATCTTTTTGCTGAAGGACCTGCTCAGACGAGTAAGGAAACTGTTTCGATACTAAAAGCCGCACAAGATTACGCGAGCAAATTCTTCGCTGGCGGCGGTGTGATGGATGGGCTATTGACTTCAGAGGCAAATCTAACGCCTACGCAAATTGATTCATTCATTGAAAGCTGGGCGAAGCAATCAGGCAAGCAAACGAGAATGCTACCTTTTGGGCTCAAGTACACGAGGCTAGGCGTTGAGCCAGACAAAGCGCAGAACACTACGTCTCGCGAGTTCCAAGCCACACAGGTCTGTCAGATTTTTAATATTGATCCGCGAATGATCGGTATAAATTCCGCTTCGGCTTATAAGTCAACACAGGAGGCGAGTAACCATTTCGCGGTTCATTGTATTACTCCACTTGTCAACAGGCTGGAAGGGGAATTGAATTTAAAGATGCTTTTCCGTGGTGAACGCCAGCGGTTGTACTTCCGTCATAATCTTGATGAGCTTGTACGTGGTGACATCGAAACACGCTTTAAGGCGTATGATATTGGTCTAAAGTCTGGGTTCTTAAACCGTGACGAGGTCCGCGCAAAGGAGCGCAGAAACAAAATTTCAGAAGGTGGCGACATCTACACCGTGCAGGTGAACCAAATAGCACTGGATAAAATGCAGGAGTACAGCGAGAAGATAGCGCAAGCGGGTGACGCTGGCGACAATGCTGGTAACAACTTAGATAATGAGTAAAAAAACAACCCGCGAAGAAATCGAAATGCAGCCGCAAGTACGCGCCGTTGCAAAGATTGGCTCGTACAATAAGGAGGCTCGCACAGTTGAAGTGACGGCGGCGACTGAGTACGCTGTGCAACGGTACACGTATAACGAAAAAAAGCGCGACTTCATTGAATTCAACGAAATTCTATCTTTCAAGCCTGAGCATTTCAGAACAGAGAGGCTAGAACAAGGCGTTGTTACATTGCTGGACAACCATGACCGTTACAGTGGAGCGAAAGGTGTTCGCGGTGTTATCGAAGGCTACGAGCTAACGAACAACACACTTCAGACAACTGTACGATTTGGCAAGCGTGCTGAGGCGCAAGAGATAGCCGACGACGTTGAAGACGGTATATTGAAAGGGTTTTCATTAGGGTATAGAGTTTTCGAGTACACGCCAGATGGCACGAAAGGCGAAAACGGGCTACCAAATTGGAGGGCTACAGATTGGGAGCCGCTTGAATTGAGCGTAGCACCAGTACCCGCCGACCCTCGAAGCACATCGAGAAGCGAAGAGAGAAACGAAAATAAGGAAACCAAGCACACGGCGTTTGTCGTGCGTGAAGTAGAAGAAACACCACCCGCAAAGGTTGTGATACCACCCGCACCGAAAAAAGAAAAAGAAACCCCGCAGCGATCAGTTGCGACAAATAAACACACAATGAAGAATTCTACGGAATTGAAGCAGTTGCGGGACGAAAAAACCCGCTTACTGACTACCCTCGACGGGCAGTCAGAACGCTCGACAGAGCAAGAGACTGAAATGGACACCCTAGCGGGCGAAGTTAAAGGACTCGATAAGCAAATCGAAGCACGTGAGCAGCGCGAAGCTGTTCTAGCGGCAAACGCGAGAATCGTTGACCCTGCAACATCAGCAGACGGCGAGACACGCGAGGTGAACAAAGCGGTAAAAGGTGCAGACTTTGGACGCGCGTTTGTGGCAATGGCTGACGGGCGAAAGCTCGAAGGGGCACTTGCTGAGATTGACCAAGAAGGAAAGCGTTCGTCTCTTGACGGTGGTGGCGCGAATACATTTTCTTATCCTACTGCATGGTTAGGAACACGTGCCGGTGGTGCTGATGACTTCCAAGCGGGATCGGGTGACGGGTCTGGATTTGTTCCAACGGTAGTGCCTAAATTTATCGAGGCTTTGATGGCTCCTACAGTAATCGAAACACTTGGGGCAACCCAATTGAATGGATTGGTAGGTACTATCCAATTCCCTCGCGAGTCGGCAGCGGCTACAGCAACGGCAGCGACAGAGGTTGCGGCGGGTGCTGATGCTGGATTAGAGATTGACCAGTGGACTATGACACCAAAGCGTTATAGCTCAAAAACAACCTACTCCAAGCAGTTGATGCTTCAGTCGCCTTTGGCTGCTGAGACGATCATCGCAAACGCCCTGAGACGCGGGCATGACAGGAAGTTGAACTACGATATGTTCAGCGGTGGCGGTTCTGCTGCAATCACTGGACTTATGACGTACTCAGGTGTTAACGCTCCAACGATTGCTGACGGCACGGATTACGAGCAGATTTGCGCGGCTTTGCGTAAAGCGGTTCTTGAAGATCACGGAGACCTTTCAGCATCGAAGTTTGCAATCTCACCTTTAACAGATGAGTTCTTCGGTTCTGCGGTAAACGTTACGGGTGTTGATGCTCTTATCAGAGATGGTAAGATTAAAGGCAGCGAGTTTATGGCAACTCCTTACCTTGCTGATTCGACTGCGATACTTGGTCAGATTGTTTATGGTGACTTCTCGAATATCTTGTTCGGAAATTGGGGCTCACTTGACTTCCTTGTTGATCCTTACACTTCGGCGAACACTGCGCAGATAGTTATCCACCTTAACAGATGGGTTGATATGCTTGCACAGAATCCTGAAGCGTTTGCACGTTATACACAGGTTGGCCTTACCTAAGCCAATTTAGGATAAAGCAAAAAAGTAAGTTTTTTAAACTAAGCCCCGCCCACAATCGGGTGGGGCTTTTTTATTCAAATCATGGCAACAGTCAATACAAAATTCACGTCTGCAATAACTCCAGAGGACATCATTAGCTTGGCTAATTTAAAGGAGCATTTGCGCGTTGACTTCACGGACGAGGACACAACAATCACCGCCCTTCGACTTGCTGCCATTAACAAAATTCAAAACCTTTGCGGCAGAATGATGGACCGGGTAACGGTTGAATTTTATGCGGAAAGTTTTTACGGCATCACGCTTCCGTGGTCGCCAATCATTTCGGTTGAGAGCGTAAAGTACAAAACCGACGCGACGACCTACGCAACGCT